CAGGCGAATAATCACCCGCGATCACTAACTTATAATACCTCGCATCTATGATCAGATTTGCTGTCGTTCCCTCACTCTGTAAAATGGATTCGTAGAGGATTCTATCAGCTTCGGTAAGAGCCTGTAAAGTCATGGATATTCGTGTTGCAGGTCTGCCGAGATTGACCACATCAGATAAATCAGTTCCAGGATAATGTCTTACTGTCTGTACTTTACTCTGTGTGATGACAACAGAGCCATGCTTCGCATTTAGAACCGTTGCGCCGTATTGTATCATCTGAACCCTCCCACTAACCCGCGCGCCTGTAGTACGCTTACAAGGTTGCTGTTCGCATATTCCGCGGTTGCCTTATCTGTGACATTATAAGTCGCATAAATCGTTATTCCCGAACTGCCGTTCTGTTCCGCAGGAGTTACAGATTCGCCTTTATGCAACAGGGCAAGTCCCGTTTCAGGAACATACGGTGTACCCTGCTCATAAACGGGAACCTTAATTGTACGGTTTTGCGTTTCGGTTTCCGTGGTTTCCCTTAATGATTTAATGAGTAGCCATTGTTCATTGATCGCTTCTTGAAGTCCTTTAATTTCGCGACCGATAGCAACATTCTCAAAGTCTGCCGTCATATTCCCACCAGACATACTTGAGATTTGTGACAACTCTGCGCTCTTATCTTTTGCCTTGTCCATTTCGTCAGTTAGTATCTTTATCGCCGCAAGTGCGTTATCTATCTGTTCTTGTACTTCGCTCTTTTTGATCGCACCCTCTTCTTCGCCTGTCAATTTCAATGCTTCCGCGTCAAGATCTGCCATTATGGTGTCATGTCTTATTGTTTCGGCATCCAATGCTATTTGGAGTTTCAGATCAACTGCAGGTCTATAAACATCTTCAAGCCACGTATCAAGAGCGTCCGATTCATTGTCTAACGCTTTCTGTGCTGCTTTATATTTGGCTTCCTCTTCTTTTTCTTTAGCAAGTCTGATCCGTTCATACTCCGCGATCTGTAAATCCGCGCTATCTATAATGGCCTGCTTCTCTTCTTCCATTCTTGCGTCATATTCGATTTGGAGTTTTTCTTTCTCTTCCTTGGCTATCCTAACAGCATCCTCCATTTTAAGGTTAAGGATTTCAATCGCATCTGATCTTTCTGTTAATAGTCTTTCTCTTTCTTGTGCCGCGAGTTCATCATTCAGATCCTTTGTGGCTTTAGCTTTATCGACTAAAGTGTAAGAATGAGCAAGCGTACTTTCAAGATCGGCGATCTTCTGTGCGTTTGCTCTGTCTTTGATCGCTTTGTTTTCTTCATCAGTTAATGAATTTATACTGTCGATCTGTGTTTGATACCACGCCAACTCTTCCGCAAGTCCTGCATCAATAACACCGATTTGTGCCATATATTCTTCGGTGTACTGCTTCATGCGTTCATTATGCTGCTCTTTCCGTGCCTGTTCTATTTCAATCAAGGCGTCATATTCTTTGTTTATGGCGTCTATCTTACTGTCATATTCATCCCTTAATAAATCCTTTTTCTCTTCAATCGCGTCTTTCATTGACTGTAATTGTTTTTCGCCCAGTTTCATATCTTCATCATATACGCTTTGTAATGATGCCTTTATTTCTTCGCTATATGAAGCTGCTTCGGATTTTCTTTTTTCTATGTCTGCTCTGAAAACATCATAATTTCTGTATATCTGTTCCCTTTCAGCTGCGCCTTTTTCCGCATTGAGAGTTTCGGCTTCTGTTATCATTTCCTTTGTTTCTTCCCTGACTTCTTTTGCTTTGATTAAGTAAGCCGTCAAGTAGGCAATTAAAGCCGCAACGGCAACGCCTATCAATACATATGGATTGGTCAGCAAAGAGGCGTTTAGAGCCGCTGTGGATGCCGTAGTGGCATCTGTTGTAGCTTTCAAAACAGCCAATGCGCCTTTTATCCCTGCTATGGCCTTGATCAGTGCGCCGATAGTTACAAGTAATGGACCTATTGCCGCAACGATTACTCCAATCGTAACAGCCACTCTTTTCTGTTCGTCGGTCATTTTGATAAAGCTCTGAACTATCTCATTCAGAGTTTTAATACCCGAAGTAACAGCAGGTAAAAAAGCCGTTCCCATTGAAGCACCGAGTTCTTTTAGGCTTTCCGTAAATACCTTCATTGTGTTTGCCGCACCGTCTGCCGTGCGCGCGAAGTCACCCTCTGAATTGATGGTTTTTGCCATGACATAATTAAGCCTTAACTGCACGAGTTCTTTTTGTGTCATTTTATCGATAGTTTTATCAATACCGTTCTGATATGCGTACTCCTGAAGATTAACTTGTGTCATTACAACACCCATTCTCTTTAGTGATTCAGTTTCACCTGTGAATATCGCACTCATAGCTGTATTGGCAATATCAATACTGATATTCTTAAATGACGCCATATCAGCTGCGCGAGCGGTAATTTCCTTACCCATTTTCGCCGCTTCTGTGGTGGTAAAACTCATTGATGTCGCCATATCGCCATAAGTTGCAGCCATATCAAGCGCTGTACCCTGTGCAAGACCTATTGATGTAAGTGTGGTCTTAGACCATTGTTTTATCTCATCTGCATTTCTTCCGAATGAAACTTCAACTTTATTTAATGATTCATTAACATCACTTGCGAACTTATACGAAGCGGCGGCTGCGGCTAAAATAGGTACGGTCAGACCTAATGTCATAACCGTACCCGCTTTTGTAAAAGCTGCTGATGTTGCAGATACTTTCTGCTGTGCTGCGTTCATGCCATTTGTTAAGGAAGTTATATCTGATCCTATTTTAATTAGCAAATTAGCTATTGTCGCCATAATAACCCCCTATTGGTTGTTTTCACTTGCCCTGACCTTAGCCTGCTCCGCATTTTTGTCGGTCTGTTGCTGTATTTGTTTCGCCTTAAGATTAAAATATGCGCGCCATTCTGATATTTCATTACTTGACATTTCGGAAAGCATTCTACTGACGGATGCATAACCGAGGAGTTCCGCTAATTCGTAATAGAAATATCTGCCTGGTCGCTCTTCAAGTTTTTTTCAAGTTCCTCTATGTCCCCATTTGACATCCCGCTTAATCTCTGCGCTACCGCGAAGATCCTATCCATTGGCGCAGCGGATTTCTGTGTTAATGATTCAATGTCCCCTACTGTAAATAAGAGTTTGTTTTTTTCATCAACAACAGAAACGGCAACAAATTTTGCCCGTAAGTTGTCCTTATTAGCGATAACCTCAAATTCATGTCCATGTTTTTTTGTTGTGTAAAGGGATGCTTCCCATCTGTCACGTTCCCCTGCTGTAAGTCCGCGGACATTGACGTCACCACCCCATTCAGGGCATGATACCACCTCTGTTTTGATGTCGTCATAATTCAAGATCTGTTCCCTCGATAAGAATTTACTCATTTGCTTCCTCCTTATTATTTTTTAAGCTCCCAAACGGAGCCATGTGTCATAACTTACCCATGATACTGTTTCATCCTGCACCCCTGCGATTGCCGCGGCTACTTCCTGACTTTCAAGTAACGCCCAGTATCTTGTCGGTTCAACCCCGCTTGATTCGTCAATTTCAATTACTATCGGGACACCCGCTTTTAATGCGTCAACATAAGTTGTATCGGTCACATCAAACTGACTTAAGGATCCACTCGCGGATAGTAATGTCGCTGTCCTCTTGTAATGTGTCGCGCCAAATGCTGTCACATCTGCTACGTCTGCTTTACGGCTTGTAGATGCATTATGTGCGTAAGCGGCGGTAGTCATTGGCAGATAGTCACCAGAGACCATGATAACCCTTGTTGTCGCTGTCGTATATGTCACCGTTCCGCTTAATCTGTTGAGAGTGTAATTCGCCGCAGGTTCGGTCTTATATATGGCGATCGTGTCACCCACCGTCTGCCCTGTTATCGCGCCCACCGTGACGTTATTGTCATTGACCTTGACAGTAACAAGCCTTACCCCTGCGTGTGTTTCATTGATTATCAAATCCCCTGCCACCAATCCGTGGCCTGTGATCTCGATATTGGTAGTTGTCGTGCCGTCCTCTGCCGTGCCGTCCGCACCTTGTAAATGCACACGGATAACAGCAGTACGGTCAAGCACCCTTTTTGTAGCGGCGGTAATCTGATAAATCTTTGTTGTAACATCTTCCGTCGTGGCTTCGCCCACCATAGCAGTAGACGTACCACTGATCTTAATAACAGTATTCTTTCCTGCTAATTCAGCCATTTAAGCCACCTCGTTTCCTATGATTGTGCTGGTAATGCTACTGGAGCAGCGATACATGAGAATGTTGCTGTAAATGTATCTTTGCCCGTTGCGGGATGCGTCACTTCATATCCCTCGACGATAGCTTGAACCTGCATCCCCGCTACTGCCGTACCAGATGGATAACATCCTATAAATACTGTATTCCCAGGAATGAGAAGAGCCTGTCCCGTAGTATCGCCTGTGTAGTAATTTCCCGATACGGCGATCTTAGTGTCGAGCAGTCCCGCCATCCTCTTATAGTACGTATCACCAAATGACGTGATGTCGAGTATCGTACATAAGTTTCCGTAACTTGAGTTATCAGCGCCAAGTATTGCCGCGCCCGTTGTTGCTTCCATAACAGTAGCCAAGATATATACCTTGTTCAATTTTCCAGCTAATTCAGCCATTGATCTGTCCTCCTATTTCTGCGCTTATCGCGCTATAAAGTTCTATATTATTAGTTTAATAATACCACTTATTTACGGTAAAAACAACGGAAATTCATACTCCACTTCGGTCTGTTGTTTTCGTCCCGCCCTAAATCCATTGGTCCTGATTCATTTTCTATCATCATCAGTTTAGTTGTAGTGTGTCCGTGCAAGAGATCCATAACTGCACTACACACGATTTCACCCGCTGCGTATGAGGAGTTTCTGACATGGATCATAAAAGTCGGTTCTTCAACATACGTTCCCGTGAGATCTCTTTTATACCCGCCCGTATTATAAATCGCAACCGCGTTATCAGGAGTTTTCGGCATATCACCAATATATAAACCCGATACTGTCGATAACAATGATTTGACCTCTGTTGATAAGCTCACTATTCTACCTCGTTTTTAATCGCGTCACCGATTGCTTTGATATATTTATCCCTGTTCGCCTTATATGGCTTTTCGAGATATTTCGGTTCACCGCCTTTTGGATGATTATAACTGATTTCTTCGTGCTGTCTTGTCGCGTAAGGTTCGGTAAATCCGACAGTTCCGTCTAAGTCATTCACTTCCGCAAAAGCGCTACCCCTCAAATCCCCCAAATCGACAGGCGCTAATCTCTGCGCCTTGCCTTTCAG